AAGGCAAGATAAAAACAATATACAAATTTATCCGTAAGGATTCAAAAACAGGTAGATTGGTTTTTATATCTGAAAATGAAGAAGATAAGATAGAAATATTGCCAATTGATTTAAAAAATAATTTGCTGAGTGATAAAAAGTACGATATATCACTCAATGCATCAGACCTCAAGTGAAGCAAATGGGGTGGTAGTGTGAAAAGCTACCACCCCATTTTTTATACAGCTCCTAGTTTGCGGACAAGCAATTTAAGAATTGGGGATCTAACAATGTCGTCTTCTGTAAATTTGAATGAATGAATTCCATTTTCAATACATTCTTTATCATTAAGAGCCTTTAGAACTCGATTAAATCCAGATCTATCGCCAATGTCGGCTTGTTTGCCGTCTCCAATAATTACATATTGGGTGTTGTTACCAAAGCGTGTTAAGCATGTTGTAAGTTCTTTGTAATCAAGATTTTGTGCTTCATCGATAATCACAAAGCTATCATGGAATGTCATACCCCGTACAAAGTTAACAGGTATACATTCAATTCTACCATCATGCAGGAGATTTGAAATAGTAGTTTTATCAAGAATCTCATTTAGCTTCTCCATTAATGGTATCGACCATGGCTTGAATTTTTCATCAAGCTCACCAGGCAATGAACCAATACTCTTGGCTGCCGATTCTGCAATGCTTCGAATATAAATGATCTTGTCGTAATTGCGCCGTGATAATTGTTTCAATGCAGCAAGTACTGATAAATATGTCTTACCAGAACCAGCTGGACCATCTACAATAACCATTTTAGTTTCTTGGTTATCAAGTAGATTTAAAAAATGCTTATGTGTTTCATTGAAATCAAACTTGCAGTGTACCTTAAAGTTTAACCCGTCAATTTCCCTGCCAAATAATTTGACAAGCTCTTCAGTTTCCTCGGGGTGCCGAGGTAGCTTTTTCTTAGACATGTGATATTACTTATTGACATTTTTGAGGTCTTCATCGGTTATAATGATAAATTTCATGTCATGTTTTTGTGCGAATTGTCTTGCTGCTTCCCATTTTGCATTATTAATTACCCATGTAGCATGCTCATAAATGACTGTCGATTCTTTTTTCCTCTTTGATTCAGTAGGCGGTAGCGTTTGTTTGTAAGGCTTTATTTCTACAAGATATTTGCGAATCTTATCGCGCTCCTGCAGTTTTATGTATGCATCTACAAAGTAACGATGAACTCTATTATCAATTGGTGAAATATAGGGAATAATTACATTCTCCGACCCCCATTCAATGACGTTCACATTTTTATCACACCACACCATAAAATTGCGTTCAAGCCAACTGCGATACTGGATTTGACCCGCATTTGTGCATTTGCGAGGATAAATCGGTTTATAGATTCCTTGTTTGAATTTGGAATAGGCCATTATTCTAATCGAGAATGAAAATCGTCGTTGATTTCTTTCTTTGTTACATACTTATGAAATTTTGAGTTTCTATAATATTGCGCATCGTTTTCTGTTTTGATCAAAAGCTTTTTGTAAAAATCTAACATCTCAGACATCGATTCATCGATCCAAGGCAACTGATCCTTTTCTCTTTGAATTAGTAGCGTATTGATAATATTCATCAACACATATACTGGTTCGTATCTGCGGAAAAAGATATCATACATTTGCTTTTGCAAATCAATTTCAGAAACTTTGAATTGCTGTTTGCTTTTATCAATGAATTGGCCATTATCGTAGTCCCCTTCCCACTCATATGCATCAAGATTAAACCCCCCTTCGATTTCGATTTCTTTATAAAGCATGCCAGGAGGCAGATTATCTTTGCCAATTGAAAAGCAAACAAATTTCTTGTTGTTTTTATTGAATAGTGCGTATAAATTAGTCTCCATAAATTATTCTGCAATTACCAATGAATATCTCTCATATGTACATGTGGGTACGAAATGAACTGCGTCGTATTGGAATTCAATTTTGGTGCCAGCTACGTCTTCGACACGATGTAAATAATCGTCCTCAAAGACGTAGAATCCATTACTTTGACTTGTAGTTAAAACCACAAGATGTAATTTCTTAATTGCATATTTGTCTTGGTGTGGTGCAATATAATCTCCTGGCATGTATCTTTGAATTTGGATAAACTGATAAAAGTCTTTCAGGTCTTCATCCCAATTACCACCATCGAAAATCATTTTGATGAGTTCTTTGGGCATGTCTTCACTCAATAAGCTCATGAATCTTGAACTATGACCATGGACATCGCCATGAGATAATTCGCCTCTGCGCTCACGAAACAATGCAGCGATATGAGGCTGTTGAACATATTGAACAATTTGTTCAGAGTTTTGCTGAAAATTAGAAATAGTCGTCGGCATTAGAGTTCGAGAATGTGTTTTAGTGTATTATCACCTAGCATAAGGTCTTTAGTGGAGTTGTAAAAATGTTCAGCGATATTATAAGGATTTGTATAAAGAGCACTAGAAGGACTATTGGCATGCATTGCCTGTTGAATTTGTAATCCATTGGCATTTGAAATTTTTGATATTGTATTGAATTGTGATTTAACATAGTCTTCAACATTCAATACTTTTACAAATGATAGATCAAAAGCTCCAGTTTTATTATTTCGATCATAAAGAGACTTCCATGATTTGACATGGTTATCGCTTGATAAAATAAAGCGATTGATATCTTGCAGACTCATATTAGGATTTTGAATTGACTCGATTGATTTGTACAGAATATAATCATGAATGGTATAATTCAGATAAATTAAACTATATTCAAAATCACATGGTGGCAATTTTGCAAACATTGGCAATGCATTTGGCGGATATGACGGTAGATAATATGCTAAGTGTGGGGAAGATTTAATTCCTTTTTTTGTCGACATGACAAATTGAATATCGGTTCTATCAACACCAATAATAGAAGCTCCACTTGCAACAGATGAACCTAAGTGGCTGAATGTGTTTATTATTCTGCTAGAAATAAAAGTGGGCAATCCGAAAAATATATACTTCATGATTATTCTGTCTCCTCTCTGATGTACTTTAATGTTTCATTATAATTGCTTTGAGAATATAGCCTAGAAACAATTGCATGGCATCTATATGCAAATCTTATCATATTATTATAATTTTGTTCTACTGTATTAAAAATGCCACCATAACATTCTTCGCAAGGCACAAAATTTTCAGGGCCATCCGCATTTTTTGATTTGAAAAATAAAGCATTGCTATCATCTAAAAATTGCATTGCACCTCCAACTGGTGAAGAAATAATTGGAACTCGGAACATTGCAGCCTCTGCCAGAAAACGACCCGAAAAAGCAGTGCGATGGATACTACAAATTAAATGGCTATTCTGTAATAAACCAAAATATTCATGAGTAGGCAATTGACCAATATATTTAATTTTTGCCAGAGGTATTGTTTTAATAATGTGGGGATGTGGCTCATAGTTAAATTTAAAAATGACATTGTATTTTGAAGATAAATTGGACTTCAAAATAAATTTAATCAATGATAAAATGTCATTAGTATTATAATAGCTTTCTTTCTGAAACAGAAATGTGATATTAAACGTTTTTTTGCAATCCTCAATATTAGTAGGATAATCTATATTGAAAATAGACCTATCAAAAGGCTTAATGAGCGTATAAGAATTTGGATAATCAGGCTCCCAATAGCTTGATGGAATGGTAGAGATATTATTCCTTTGAAGATACTCTTCGTACAATTTTACATCCATGCATCTATTTAGAATAGTACAATTCTAAGTCAACATTCTTTTCGAATCGATCCATCGTAATGATATACACGATTATGATTAATAACAGATGCCATTAGAACTGCAGCACGAAGTCTGCCTCCTTTCATTAATTGAAATGCATGGCTCATAATTGTCTGTTCATATGGGAATTCATAGTCAGTCTCAATAAAAATTTTATAATTACCAGCTTTAGTCATTACACTTGGCCAATTACTATAATAGACATCACCAATAAGATAGCTCACACCGTTAACACATCCAGATTTATTCCATCTCATGCGATGTTCTCCATCAGGAAAATATTTTCTTTTCATATCAGCCGGCACATTATGCCACGCCCATTGCTTATGATGATCACCAAAAAATTCACTATAAGATACTTTAATGAAATCTAGGTTTTCTAACTCTATAATACGAATACATTTTGAAAGCCAATCATTGATATGCATATTCAAACCATTGCGGCATATTTTAATTTCATCAACTAAAAGCATGTCATCTTCAAACCACACAATATACTTTGCATTACTTTCATGAAAATGTTTTGCTGCCCATTTTCGTGCACCACAGACTCCCATATTGCCTTTTCGTATTAATTGAAATCCATGCTGTTTGGCAATTTCATCATATTTACCCATAACACTTTCATCTGTGCT